CGAAAGTTCCACGCGAGGGATGGGGTGTAGAGGCCTCAGTTGGAAGGGATCTTGGTGTACTTATTGCGAATGACAATATCAAAGGTTGGACAATCACCACGGGGTTGTGTACCATAAACCTTCGTCTGAAATTGATCTGCGTAAACCATAAGCCAGACCTCCTCAGTAGGAGGCACGAATGGACAGGAAGAATCACCAGGAGTATTCTGCAAAATGACAGGGTCGGTCTGAGCACCATTAGCAGGTGCACCAATTGAATCATCAGAAACTCCAGTCCTAAAATCATGATCAGCCCTGTAGAAATGATCCAGCTTGTACCTCAAGGGACCACTAGTGGCATCCCTAGAAGGTTGGAAGAATTCTTGAGTCTTGATAGTAGTGAAGGGCATAGGCACGTGCTTATCCTGAGCACCGGTCTGTAGACTGGCAATGGGAGATACAAGCTTGCGCTGCCAAAAGCGACGCCAGCCTTCAACACCAATCTTATACTGCTCATCATCATCATTGACCTGATAAGGTCCACTGATAGCATTGCTAAAAATAGCACTGGGTGGATAGCACTGCGGGTTAAACTTAACCAGCGAAAATCAAATCTTGGTAGGCACCGCAGCCTGGTTGTAAGCAAGTACTTCGATATGTGAGTAGTCATACCTGAACCTATTCACATCGTTGGTGACAGCAAGACCTTGCTGGTACGTAATCCATGCTCGATTACCAACAGGATTACCAGTACCCTCTGGCTGGTTACCAAAGGTGAAGTCAGAGTTAGGTACCCACTTGTAGTCCCAAGATTGAGTGCTCCCAGCTCGTTGCGATTCCAGCTGATACATGACAGCTGGAATAGTACCATTCCCATCGTAATTACCAATGGGATAGGAACTCAGACGAAATGCGTACATAGGGAGACGATTGCGGATGTCGTTGGTAGTCTCGTGAATCAAAGGTACAGCGCCTGATGCAGCTTCAAAGCCTCCAGGACGCAAGCACTGAAACCTACTGCAAACCACGGTATTCTGCAAATCATTCTCCTTCCACAGACGACCAAGAGTCTTAGGGCGAGTACGCCCAGTCTTAGATTTGTTGTGGCGCACATGCGACACAAACTGAGCATCATCCAGCTGCTCCCTAGGCTCGTACATGGTCCTAGTACTAGACCGCGTACGTTTACCCGATCCGGAAGCCATCATGTCTCCGTATCCGGCGTAGAGATCGTACTCCGCACGACGAAGAAAGTTGGGTGTTCCGAGAAACTGCGTAGTCATCAGTATCCGCGACGGAGGACGGGACGGCGATACCTGCGAGAGAGAGTGCGGGGGCGATAGGCGGTCCGGCTGTTCCGGGAGTAGCGACGGCGATAGTATGCCATTGTATTACATCTGTCGGAATTTATCCGAATATATTGAATTCAAAAGTTCACACTTCCTCGTCAAAGTTCAAGCAACGGCGGGCGCGAGGGTAGTTAGGGAACCCCGCGGTGGGCGGCATAGGGCTGTCAGAAATCATGACATCATCAGCTTCAACCTCGTCAGCAACATGTTCAATGGCAGCATCAATGTTCTCGGTGAAATTCCTGTAAAGTGCTCTGATGGGATTATCAGTCATGTGCCTGATATCAAAGCGGCGAACAATCGCCTTCAGCAGCTCCTGCTCTTTGGGGTTAGTTTCGTCCCAGAGATCTCGGGGGTGGTAGTTCGAGGTGACGACGAACTTCTGGGGCCGGATGTTGAGAACACCACCCTTGGTCTCAGCGGAGAAAGACCACTTGTCGGCCCAGATCTTAAGAAGGTGACCAAGCTCCTTGGAGTCAAAGTCATCAAGTATGACGTAGGGCTCGTCCTGGTATCCGTCCCACCACTTGTTCTGCATCTTGTCGAAGGCATGGGGGAACTCCTCGCGAGCAGCATGAGACTTTCCGACGCCAGGAGCTCCGTAGAACCAAACTCCGGTGACGTTGGTCTCGTGGGGGGCCTTGACCATGTAGTCCTTGCGGATGCACTTAAGGGTGTGGTAACTGCGGATGCGGATGTCGGCAGGGATGTCATCGAACTTGCCAAGCTTAGCCGCGGCCCAGGCGTCTTCCCAGCGGCTGGCCTCGTTCTCACCACGGTTCTGAGGAAGAGTGCCGAGTTCGGTTACTTCGCCCTCCTTACGGCAGTAGTCAGCAGCTTCCTGCGTGGTACCACGCGTAATCTCCCAATGGGCTGTAGCATGCAAGCGCTTGACAGCTGTCAGGCGCTTGTTCGTCGCAAACAGCACGAAGCCTTGCAGGTGGGGGGTGCCGCTCTCGCCACGCTCGCGGCCATAAATCAGGTATTTAGCGATACCGCTGGAGATGAGGGTCGCCAGCTTAGCGATGTCGTCGGCGACCCAGTTGTTGACCGTGAAGCACCAGCGACGAGACATAGCGGAGGCAGCAGCGGACGGAGGCATTATCGCGATGTGATAATGTAGTGTTATTTAAGCTCTATAGGTAATACTGACTATAGAGCTTTTCTTATAACGGGAATCGCACGCGGGCATGCCACTGCGAGGAGGTTACGCAGCTTCGCAGCTTCGCGCTAGTTGCGCTACAGTCTGTAGCTGTGTGGCTTTTTCTGTGTGGCTTTTTCCGACTTCGTCATCGCGACAGGGAAAACGTCGATTACATCGGGAAAACGACTAAATCGTTTGCGAAGAACGCAGACACTCTGAGCCACCTTCTATGGAAGGCTCCACTTTCTTTTTAGCGATAATAAAATACGGAGGCGGCCATGAGGGGTTTAACATTTTCCATGCATACCAGATCGCGGATCCTAATAGTGTCAGCACGCCTGACACTATAGCGAAGATTTCCATGTGACTCAAACTCATCTTTACAAAGTATGCGCTAACAGGCCGCGTGTCCTAAGATGAACCACGCAGCCGGCGCTAACAGGACGCATGTCCTAAGATGAACCACGACGCCCGTCCTAATTAACAGGGAGCCGGTTACCCTAAGATGAACCAGGATTTGGGTTACCCTAAGATGAACCAGGATTTGGGTTACCCTAAGATGAACCAGGGCGCCCGTTCCCAGAAACCCTAAACCTTACACCCTACATACTTAACCCCCTTTCCAGAAACCCTAAGGCTGACTCGGGTTGGGGTGTAGGGTTTACGCTTCGCGTAAACCCTACACCCCAACCCTCGCGTGGATACTATCGAAAGTTCCACGCGAGGGATGGGGTGTAGAGGCCTCAGTTGGAAGGGATCTTGGTGTACTTATTGCGAATGACAATATCAAAGGTTGGACAATCAC